GGGGTTCTTACCCCCTCCTTGCGGCCTTCACAAGGCGCGTCGTACTATTTGTTTCAATAGACCGAAACCAGGTTTTTGGTGAGATTCAATACTCGATCTTCTGCTGTACAGCCAGCCGTTGACTTACGATACAGTCTGTGGCATTAGTTCTACACTAGTGCCGCCCCGGGCATTATTTCGTCGTTAGCCCAACGACACCCCTACCCTCCACTCTCTATCTCATTTTGACATGGCACCCCTAGCTTTTAGCTATGTGTCTGATCATTACTTTTTCCCGCGCTTCTGTAGCGCCGAGCGATTTTATATCCTCTTTGCCCTCGTTTACTCGTGGGCCACTCCTAGAGAGTCAACCTTTAAGCATTGACACGCTTATCGGCCATTTATAACTTGTCAGACGTGTGAGTTAGTCATGAAAATACTTTACGCAACGTGGTATAGGATCCAACGTTTTCCCAGTCGTCGTAATTTGTTATTAGTGTATTTAGGCCACGTCGCCTTTTTGTCCCCTCGGGGTGCGGTATTTAAAACTGTTGGCCTCAATAACAGTACCGTAAGCTATTAAATTAGTATGGACGCCATTTTAAGGTCAGAGATGAACTCTGATATGGAATCAACCACGCCTATAATGTGTGGAACGCGAACTGAGGCGAGTTCAACGGGTTTGAATGAAGAAAAGTTCAACCCCGTCGGTATGATGGAAACCGGAAAACCGCTCTCTGTAAAGGAGAAGGGAAGCCAGACTACCAGTGGCGATGCTGGAGATTTCAATCCTTTGAAATTCGGGGAAGACGTCCCTACTGCCGTCCTTACGGATGAAGATAACGACTCAGAGGAGTCTGTTATTCGAGTTGCGGAAAGCTGCTATCCCGCCGACCATTTGGTCTTTGCTCGCTGTCGCGACTGGACCTTTGGTCAAACTAAAGCAGTTGAGATCTTGGCGCTTGACTTGCTGAAAGATCCAGACATTCATTGGCCCTGTCCGGGTCAAGACATGTTTGCGATCTTGCGCTTTGACATGGTCTGCCAGGTGTTTTATATTTGGCGAGATATAATCAATGGCTTTGGTGCCGATCTGCTGCAACGCTACCAGGTATATGAGGGTGAATTTGACCACGTTGGTGACCACCAAATTGCCCTTGTTGAGGAGCTCTTGTGGGAATACAGTCATTTGTATAAGTTGCCCAAGAAATTGCAGTTGACTCCCACGTTCTGGAACTCGCTTATGTGTAGCGGAGTCTTTATTGACGCCGTTTTCCATAACGCACGTCGTACCCAATTCGGTGGGCTTGTCACCCATCTAGTGGCGCGACGCGCTCCCGCGCAAGAGGAACTCGATATTGTTGATCGTCTCGTCATGGAGTGGACTAGACTGGGTGTTGACGGAGATACGGTCATGTTAGAGCCTGACGCCGTTGGGCCAGTCACGCGTGATGTGACGGAAGCCCCCGCCAATATCATGGCGATCACCGGCTCTCATCAAGTGGCTCGCAACCCGCTCTATGAGCATGTGCAGAATGAGAGTTGCCATTCAACTTCTGTAGCAGCTCAGCAGGAGTTGTTCGCTTTTGCGAGTGGGGATACGCACTACTATGGACCCAGCGTTTTGATTTTGTGCTTGTTTGTGTTGATGATGTCGTCGTGGTTTTGGGCCATGGTATATGTTACAAGTGTTGTTTTTGTTGCAAGTTTTATCACGGTTAATGAGAAGATTGACGCTCGCGGCTCCGATTTAGCGCGGGAGGACGTCTACACCCACTTGATTAATGAGGGTGATGAGATTTGCCACCAAGATGATGCCTCTAAGACTCTGAAACATATCCTCGGTGGTATTTCTCATTTGACTAATGAAAGTGGTGAACCGTCTTCGGAGAGCGAAGAGGAAAAGGAAGAGGACTTCGTCTTGGCTATCGCCACCGCGAAAGCTAGGTTAGAGGCCCAATCGGTGCGGGTCCCAGCGGGCCCAGAGCGCGACACTTTCATTACCTCTAGTCAGGAGCAAGCGATGTATCAAGAGGTTTTTTCAGCTATTAAGGAGCAGCTCGGAGGGGATTCATGCGATGAAAACTTGCGGCAACTCGTCAACTTGTTGATTTGTGTCGGAACGGCGTTACGCCACCGTGACATGATCACCATCGTGAGTCAGGCAACCTTAGTCATCAACAATCTTCCTCTCGGTTCTTCCATGCGGACCTACTTGATTGAGTGCTTTCAGGAGCTCTTAACTAAGCCAGTCAACGAAGCGGGGGATTTCTCTGGATTTAATCCCGACGGGATTTTTACAGCGAACCCCATGTTCACTGATTTGTTGGAACTTTTTGGAATGGTTAGTTTCAGCACTTTGGTATTCAGTTCCGATCTGGTTCCCATGGAAGTACGCAAAATCATCGCCAAGGCTCGCAAAACGCTCAAGTTCGGCACAGACGTAGACTCGTTCATCGGTAGAGTTTTGCGTCTGATGAAACACGTGGCTACCACCTTGATTGCGTGTATTAAGGAACGGTCGTTGGAACCCATTTATAAAGCGCGAGGGTGGTCAATTTCGGAGTGGTCCACAGTTGTGGGACAGTACCTCAAAGACCATCGCATTCGCAAGAATAATGGATATCCCTCACCGGCAGAGTTTGAGGAGCTTAAGAAGAACGGAGCTATCCACGCTTTTTGGGCACGCCAGATTGAGATTCATGAACATGCCCAGGTTGTTGAGCAGCTGATCGCTATCGGCGAGGACCTCCAAAAGACTAATGGAGGTAGATTGGCGAGTGATGTGGCGCTGCGTACGGTCTTTGTGGCAGTCTTCAAACAGTTGCGGGATCGAAAATTTGAGTTGTTGAATGATAAGATTGGTGGGCAGTATCGACCGCAACCGTTTACAGTGTATCAGTACGGGCTCCCGGGCGCTGGCAAGTCGTTGTCAGTAAAGGCGTTTTTCAATAATGCTGCTCGGGCTGTCGGTATTGAGCCCAGTCCAGAGTTGGCTTTCGAGTATATGCAGGGCTCGAACTTCATGGATGGTTATCGACCAGGTATGCAGTGGTGCAATATGGATGATTGTGACCAAGCGGTGATCAAGCCTGGAGACAGCAACTGGGCGACAGCAATGATAATGTTGTGTAATAACAAGCCAACGCCAATCGAGGCCGCGAGAGCTGAAGATAAAGGTACCTTGTTCGCGAACTTCAAAGCGATTATGTTCACAAGTAATCATTCTTCTCCGATTGGTCTAGAGCACCTGATCCATACTCCGGAAGCCTTTTGGAGACGTATTCAATATAAAGTGCGCGTTGAAGGTCGCCCAGAGTACACCAATGCGCAAGGAGCTCTCGACTCTGCGAAAATCCCTGCTGGGGTTACCGACGTCAACCTTTACAGTGTTTTCCGCGCCAGAGAGGTTGACGGAAAGTGGGGTTTCTGGCAAGTGGCCGGAAAGCAGAAGATCAACCGTCAAGAGTACCAGAGGTTTTTGCGAGACACTTTCAAGGTTTACTTTCAGGAGCAGACCGCTCTGGTTACGCGGTTGAACAAGGATTCAGGAGCGTGCTTGACTTGTGGGTTGAGCAACGATGACCATGTAGAGCCGTGTCCAGTGGCCAAGATTGTCGCAAATGAAGCGGGGGTGGTAGGTGATGGACGAATGTCCTATGTACTCGTTATCTGCCTTCTGCTGAGTTTTGATCCTCTTGGTCGCATGGTGCTTGCCGTGGCGTTAGCGCTTTGGGCTTTGTGGTTGCGCGATCCAGTCGCCAGGCAGAAGACTTTTGATTGGTTGTACTTTGGTGCTAGGTTCTATGCTATGCGAATGATGACTTTTAAGGACTGGGCCGTGTTGTATTCGATGACACGCGGTGATCCTTTTGTCGTTATTGGCAAGATGGAGCGTTTCCGCGAAGAGCGGTTTTTGGAACGCATCCGCGAGAGAAAGGACATTTTGTTGAAGTTTGCCGCAGCCATGACCGCTGGTATTGCGGTCTTTGGAGCATACAAAATCCTCACGCGGAAGAACAAGGACTATGTCCTCACTACCGAAGCTCTTGTGCGCGAAACTACGCGCGATAATACTTTTGGATCGACAGTTGCTAACTGGGTAACCTTCAGTAAGAGTGCTGAGGTTAAGAGCGCGTCGGTGATTGACGCTGGTTTGGCGAAGTCGAAGACTATAGATCCGAAACAGTTGGAGCGGGTGATTGCGAGTCGCTACGTTGATGTGACTTGCGGAAATCAGAGATTGTGGGGATTTAAATATCGTGCGAATACGGTTTTGATGCCGGTTCACGTTCTTTGTGAAGATCGCTACGTCGGTGGACGCACGGTTGTGATCCCTAACGACACGGAGATTGAGATGACTTTCAAGTGTGGTAATATGAAGTATAGCGGAAAAGTTCCGACAGACAGGATGAATCGAGTCTCAGGCCGGGACTTGATGTTGGTTTGGGTGCCAGCGCTGTACCCTCTGGATGAGAAACTTGAGAAGATTTTCTCTCCCCCACCATCGTCGTTGAGTCAAACGTTGTCGGCATACGATTCGGGACACTTGATTGTCCCCGGAGATGATGAGACTACCGTCAAAGTTCTTGAAGGAGAGGAGCGCCCGCGATACGTCCTGGTTCCGACAGAAACGGGGAGTCGCCTTCCGACTATAATGTATGGTGACTGCACTGGCAAAGGCGAGTGCGGTAGCATTCTTGTCGGATTTGCTAAGAACTCTGTCATGCCAATAGGGATGCACATAGCCAAGTCGGTGCTCAACGGCCAGACGCTGTCAACTGCTGAGGAGCTTGTCGGTACGGAGCTCGACTTTTGCTACGAAGAGCTATGTCGCAAACATCGTGCTATCGCTCCTGTGGTGTTGGACACCGCCCAGTTGAAGACAGTAGGCATGATCGATAGCGTCTCTCTCTCGCAGATGGTCAACGAAGTGGGTAGTGTCGAACCCGAGGTCGTTGTCGTCCCCATGCCCAAGAAGAGGAGTAGCTATTTGGCGGCCGAACGCTGGCGCGGCGGCACGATGCCAGTCGAGCCCGTTGGGATGATGACAGGTTTCCACGGTACGAAGATGAAGAGTAGTATCGTTCCTTCAAGCTACCATCATGAGGTTAAGAGGTTCTTCGACGCAGCTCACCCGAAAGTTGATACGGACTATGTGACTCCAGTCTTTACCGGACGCAAAGTTGCTGGTCCCGATGGAGACGACTACTGGATTGACCCGCACACTGTTAACTTTTTGAGTATGGTTAACAAGGGTGGGTCACCGGCAATGTGGAGGCGGGCTTTCAAGGATTATATGACTGGCGCCGAAGATTTGGAGGGTTGGCAGGAGCTGCGCCCTTTGGTCATGGCGGAAGTGTACCTCGGTGCCAAAAGCGTGGTGAAGCCCGACAACCTCAAGACCTCCATGGGTCTGCCGTTCAACCGCCCGAAGAGAGGCTTTATCCGCCCGATCGATGCCGAAACAGTGGCGGTAGACGAGTCGCTCTTACGCCACACAGAGTTCGTGAGGAAGGTGTGGCGTGAACGGAAGCTCTACTCCCCGATGTGTAATCACTCACTTAAGGACGAAGCCCTCAAGCGAGCTAAGCTTTTATTGTGCAAAGTCAGGACGTTCAGCACCGTCAGCTGTGGGGTCAATGACGCGGCCAAGCGAGTTGTGGGTCCGCTCTTAGCCTTTATACTGAAACATCGCAATTTCTTTGAGTGCTTTGGGGGCGTCGATATCACGAGTACTCAGCTCGATGATTACATGAGCAGGCTTGACGCAGTCGATCCCCAGCGGAAAAGGCGTATCGCCGGAGATTATGTCAGCTACGACAATAAGCAGGCTACGGAGGCGATCATGACGGTGGCCGATGTCGTGGAGAAACTCGCCGAGTTAGCGGGGTTCTCGGACGACGATCGCGCGGAGGCTTACTACTCTACCCTGAGTGATGCGTACACGGTCAGAGTTTGCCAAGGCGACATCGTGTTGCTGACGTTTGCTAATCCTAGTGGGGGCTTCAAAACGCTGATGATCAATTCGATTGGAAACAGTTTGACCCTTCGCTATGCGTACTTTAGCCTGGCCGACGAGTTGAAGTTGGAGGCTCCTCTCTTTCGACAGGTTTGTCCGTTGGCCACCGTGGGGGACGACAACATGGGTGCAGTTCGTGAAGGATACGAGTGGTTTAATCAGGTTGGTATCGCTGAGGTGTTGAAGGAAGTTGGGCACGATTATACCTCTTCGACCAAGTCTTCGATCTTAGAACCGTATACGAAGTTTGAGGATGCTACTTTTCTGAAGAGAAGCTTTTGGTTTGACGCAGAGCTCAAGAGATGGAAGGCGGCGTTGGATCTAGGAAGCATCGCCCGTATGTTGTTGTTCACGAAGAAGAGTGAAGCGGGGGTTAGTCTTTGTGACCAAGAGTCAGACATCGTTGGTACGGCGTTGCGAGAGATGTACTTGCATCCTGGAACGCGATTCGAGGAGTTTCGCAGCTTTGTTGAAGACTTCTCGGTGAAGCGTCCCGGTGTGCTTCCGAAGCTCCGTTTGTGGACTCGCGCCGAGCTTGATGAAAAGTTTCTCAAAGGTTGTCTGATGGATTGGCAACCGGTCATCGAGCTGCGGGATGAGGTCTACGAGCATTTGTATAACGAGTCAGGGCCGGCTGAGCCAGGACCCACTTTGGACCTGGGGCCAGTTGCCGCCATGGATGTGGTCGGGACAGTGGACACTATTGGGAATAACTCCGCTGAGACCACTAGCGCGTCGGCCGGCAATCCGAGTGACTATGCGGAGTTCCTGCAGCGAACGATCCTGGGTTATACGGGGTCGCTGGCAACTTCGAATGCTATATACAACCAGATTGCGGATTTCTATCCCGAAACTAAGTTGTTGACGTCAGAGTTCATCGCCAAGAAGTTGTCTGGTTTCAACCTGCTGAGAGCCGATATCGAGGTAACTTTCCAGTTCAACTCATCGTCCATGTTCAAGGGCTTGTATGTTATCGCGGCGTATCCGGAGGATGCAGGCAACTACGCTAGCGGTACCCCTCCGACTAATCACTACGTGAACGCGAACAATGCTTTCAGCATGTTGCACGCTGTTGTGGATCTGTGTGGCAGTGACACGGTGGTGTTTAAACTACCTTTCATCAGCAACGTCAACTATGCCGATAGGATCACCACGGCGGGGCTTCCTTCTTGGAGACTAGTCATGTTTTGTTTGGACCCCGTTCTGAATGTCAACAACCCTACGGTGGCCGTTACTGTGCCGTATAACGTGTACTGTCGATTTCTCCCGGAAAACTTCGAGCTGGTGGTTCCATTCAATGAGGCGAAAGCCAAGAAACATGCCATAGGCTCAAAACCAGCGCCTAAGGCTATGGGCCGTCAAGGCACCGTTTCTACTATGCTGGGAGCGGCGAAGAAAGTCTCGGATATTGTG